CTGCGCCGCCAGTGGTTACTGGCTTTTCGTGAAAACGGGATCATCACCATGGAACAGGTAAACGCCGGTCTGCGCGTTGCACGACGTCAGGAGCGTCCGTTCTTGCCTTCGCCGGGGCAATTCATCGCCTGGTGCCGTGAAGGCCCTAGCGCGCTTGGCATTAGCGCTGCTGATGTTATGGCTGAGTACTGGAAGTGGCAGAAGCTGGTTTTCCGTTATCCATCCAGCGAGCAATACCCATGGCCCAAAGCGGTTCTGTATCACATCTGCATCGAATTACGCCACCGCAGCACCGAGGGGCAGCTGAGCCGCCAGGAGCTGGAACGCGAAGCGGTGAAGGTTCTGGGCATGTGGGAGCTGCGAGTGCAGTCCGGTAAACCAGTTCCACCTATTCGCCGTGCACTGGCAGCACCGAAAGCAGCGACCGGGCCGACACCGGCTCAGATGCTGATGGCACAGTACAAACGCAACAAAGACGCGGGGAGGGCGTGAGCATGAACGAATTCACCAAAAAACATACGCAAAAGGCGATCGCAATTATCGCTGAGTACCTCCAGCGCGCGAGCCGGAATGAGCAACTACAGGAAGCCAAAGTGCGCCTGGACAAGAAAATGGTTCTGCTTTCCGACGATGAGCAATGCGATCAGGGCATGCTGATGACTGCGTTTGTACCGGCCATGACCAGCCACACCCGGGAGAAGTTCTTCGAAGAAATTGCTGTAGCACTGGAGGCCGCACAATGAGCAAATCACTGAACGCCCGCTGCATCCGTCGCTGAACCGTCGAATTTAAAGGTCGATGTGACTCGAAATTTAGCCCGTACTGGCGTAAACGCGACCTGCGCAGCTACATACGTGAGTGTGCTTTAACGACCGCAGACTGCATGGTCGAGCGCATGGCACAGGATAACGCCAGATTTGACTATGACGGCACAACGATTGGTTGGTCGCCGGAATTCTCAGCCTGGTACGACGAACGCCGCGAGGCATATCAGACCGCAGCCCGCAGCGAGCTTAATAAGAGCGCTACCAACGATGACATTGATGAAGAGATTCAGAACGAGCTAGAGGCCTGGAATGACTGAGATCACCGTACCGATCAAACCGCGCTACCTCAAAGCAGGCACCGCGAACTGCCCTAAGTGCAAAGGCTCACTGGAGTGGGAACAGCACTACGGATTCATGAAGGTCTATAACGTCGATGGCAAAGAGCTTTATCAGGGCCGCTGCATGCAATGTAAGACGTATTGGGGAGTGAAAACGAAATGAGCGAAGCCTCGATTCTGGATGTGTGCTGCGGTTCCCGCATGTTCTGGTTCAACAAACGCGACGTGCGCGGCGTGTTTGCCGACATACGCGCCGAAGAACACAAGTTGTGCGACGGCCGCCGTCTGGTTATAAGTCCTGACCTCGTTGCTGACTTCCGTGCGCTGCCGTTCGCCGATGCATCATTCCCGGTTGTTGTGTTTGACCCGCCACACCTTGAGCGCGTCGGTCAGACTGCGTGGATGGGTAAGAAATACGGGCGACTCAACAAAAAGACATGGCGTGCTGACATCCGCGCTGGTTTCAAAGAGGCGTTCCGCGTGTTGCGGCCACACGGCGTTCTTATCTTCAAATGGAACGAAACGCAGATCCCCGTCAGCCAGATTCTGGCGCTCACTGACGAGAAGCCAGCGATTGGCCAGCGAACTGGTAAGAACGATAAAACCCATTGGATTATTTTCGTTAAAGGCGGTGCAGCATGACAATCAACTTAACAGACCCAGCTAACCACCCGGCAAACGGGCCTCTTACTGCTGAGCGTATTGAACGCGTTCGTGACGAGCTGCAGCGTTCCATTCAGTACCAGAACGGTGGAGATATGGCGTACGTCATAGCTGATGCGATTAAAGGGCTGGAAGAGCTTCTGGTGAGCAAGGTGGCGGCAAGTGAACCAGTACCAGACGAAGAACTCGATCAGATGATATGGAAGTTAGAGCGTGACGGCATGACGCCCAAGCTGCTGTCGTTGATGAGAGAGTTGCGGGAACGGAGGAAAGCAGACAAGCCAACCGATGACGAGCGACTCATGGCGATTGAAGGGATTGCATCTCCCGTAACCCAGGAGGGCTGGGTGATGGTTCCGATTGAGCCTACAGAAGACATGATTGTCCAGGGCTTCGAATCAGAGCCAGATGAGAGCTTTAGCGACGAGAAAGAGTGGGAAGAGTATGACGCTATGAGTGGGTGCCAGAAGGCCGCACACAGGGCTGAATTATGCTGGAACGCGATGATTGCAGCAGCACAGCAGAAGGTGAAGTGATGCCTAAATCCTCCGCAGAACGCAAAGTCGCTCGGTGATGTATAATCCCTCTCAAAGCATTGAGGGGGATTATACATGGAGACTATAAAGTGAAATATTTATCGATCGCTTTGTTTGGAATGGGATTATTTTTGACTCATTCAGTTGAAGCAAAGGAATACACCTGTACTGGCGTTGCAAGAAGTATTACTACAAATGAAGCAACATCAGGAGTCATGAAGGCAAGAATAACTGACCTTGGCAGTTCAATCACAGTTAACTTTGGACCTCTTTCGTACACGACAAGCAAGATTAGCCCGGATAAGCCAGAGGGGAAAATATACCCATCCGGAGCGACTAAAGAGGGGAATATTATACAAAGGCGCGGTGATGGTGATTACCGGTTCTTTCAAATGTCCCAGGGTGATGTAGTGCAATTTACCTGCGAATAGAATTGAACGCATCTCAACCAAGTTAGGCGGTATTTTTATTTTTGGCTGTGTCGCCGCCGTTCGCTGAGGCACTAGTGCGGGCGAATCTGCCGGAGCTTTGCCAGTCGAAAAAAATTGCAGCCTAACTGATAACCCCCTCAATACGGAGGGGACTATCTTAGTAATCAGATTATTTTTTTGATTCCCTTTTTTGGAAAGGAAAATTCAAATACTCCATGTCATAGTTAATTTCTACCTCATTGATCCATTTCCACCACTTATTTCTATACTCAACAGCGCTACAGTGCTCTCTTGCTTCCTGAAGGTTATCTAATAATTCTTCACTCAGTTCAGGATGCTTTTCGATAAAATCGTTAATGTTTTTTTCGAAGATACAAGAACGAATAACCATGCAGTAGAATGCCTTTCGCATTTCTGCCATTTTTGACTCATGTTCTTTAATTTTTTCTTGATATTGAGCTTCCATTGCATTTTTTTGAATTCTCAGTCTTGAGAGATCTCCTGCTGCGCTCGAACGCTGAGTCTGTAAATCAAGCTCGTAAGCTAGCCTTTCTTTAAGAGCAGTATCTTTAGCTCTATGGGCCTCTCGATCCCTTTGGGCGGCATCGAAATCATGGTTAAAGAATGGATTATTACCTTTTCCCCAGAAACCCATAAAGTTATCCTCAAGTTAATTTGCTAAAGCCATGTAGCTTTTCAGACTCATCTTCCCAAATTGAGAAATATTTGGCAATACATCACCGCTGCTGTTCGCTGAAGCGCTGGTGAGGGCCAACCTGCTGGAGCTGTGTCAGTCGAAACAAATTGCAGCCTGACCTATAATCCCCTCAGACTATCGAGGGGATTTTTATGTCACATGAAGAAATGACACCTGCTGAAAAATACAAAGCACAGAAGAATCGGTATAAAAAGCATGTGCTTCAATCCGAAATAGCAAATGCCAAGAGATTTGAAACTGGGGAAGTGACCCCGGTAGATGGTTACAGGTCTCCTTACGAAATGAGGAAAAAGAGAGGAAGAACCGCTGACTAATGTCAGACTGGAACATCGCAGCAAAGCCGCGGGAAGAGCGCGATAAGATCTACGTTGACCAGGATGCCAGTGGCTTAGCGTACAAAGAGCGCCTGAAAACGGCATCGCAGAACGAGAAGAAGCAACATAGGAGCATCTATGAGCGTTGGGAAAAAAGAGCCAGGCAACCCAGAAGCTGCAGATTACAAAATTTATGCGCGCCTTGATGCCGGTGAATCTCTGGATAGTATTATTGCTAACCCACCGACAACTATGCACGGAATGGTTACCAAAGAGAGCAATATTCGGCAAGAGTATGGATTTTGGAAGCGATGGCGAGAAAAGACCCCAAAGAAGTAAACCAACTCGCTTCGATGGTACTTTTGATACTGCCGCCGCCGTTCGCTGAAGCGCTGGTGAGGGCTAATTTGCCGGAGCTGTGTAATCAGAAAGGAATTGCAGCGTAAAAAATTAAAGGCCCGAAAATGGGCCTTTGGCAAAAACCATGCCTATGGGCGCTGGCTCACGTACTCGATTGTCGCCCTTACTGCTGTTAGTAGCAAGTCCCACCTTTATGATGCGAGCCGGTGCCGCCGTGAGGATGGGTTCCTTTCGGGCAGGCCATTGCGGAGGTAGACATAATGCCGAACGTAGCAACCAGTAACAGTGCAATTACTTTTTTCATTTGTTAATCCTTACCGAATATTGAGAAAACGCGATGGTGCTGGGCCGCTCTATGGCGGTTAAGGGTGTACTTTACAAGGCTTTATATTGGGAAAGCTACAATACATGTTAAAATTATTTTGATTATAACGAAAGGAACCTGTAATGAAGATAATTACATTATTTATGATTTTTTTTCTGACGTCCTGCACCACGCATAACGAACAGAAAACCTATGAGAATACCGAGCGAGTCATTGTTACTTATTCTGAGGGGAGTAAGTCAATCATCCTTGCAGATGCAAGTAGGGCTGGCCTACCTGTTGTTTATGAAATGAATAATATGAACATTGTTGTGCTCAGTATTCCTGAAAAAAATGTAGAGCAAGTAATCAAACGCCTTGAAAGTCTGGATGGTGTTTTAGGGGTGCAAAAAGATCGCAAAGAAGTTTCATTACAGTAAGTAGGTTAGCTGGAATAGAGTACGACGATGGCGAGTTTTAAAATTGATTTTCCATGTTCACCTGTACATAATGTCAGTGTCAGCCTGAACAACTGACAGCCTTATGCGCCACGGAGAAGACCATGGCGCAGTTACAACTCATAAAGCAAAACTCTGGAATCCTGATCCCGGCCACGCCCGAGACCAGCGATATTCTGCAATCAAAAATCAAGCACGGCGCCGTGCTGGTGGCTGAGTTCAAACAGGCCCGCAACCCGGCATTTCACCGGCGCTTCTTCGCGCTGCTCAACCTCGGCTTCGAATACTGGGAACCAGCCGGCGGCGCCATATCGTCAAACGAACGCAGGCTGGTATCCGGCTATGCCAAATTCCTCGCTTCGTACGGCGGGAACGAAGGCGTGCTGCTGGATGCCGCTGAACAGTACCTGGACCAAATCGCCAGCCGCCGTGCCACTAACGGTATCAGCCTGTGTAAATCCTTTGATGCTTACCGGGCCTGGGTAATCGTCGAGGCCGGGCATTACGACGCTATTCAACTGCCGGACGGCACGCTTCGCAAACATCCTCGCAGCATCTCTTTCTCCAACATGGACGAAACCGAGTTCCAGCAGCTCTACAAGGCCGCGCTCGATGTTCTCTGGCGCTGGATATTGTCCCGCACGTTTCGCACGCAGCAGGAAGCAGAGAACGCCGCCGCCCAGCTGATGAGCTTCGGGGGATGATGCCGATGAAATACAGCTGGTTCCAACATACCGACTGCACCACCGAACAGGCCGACGAGCTGGTGGCGAACTACCAGCGCCGCGGCGTCAAAGTCGAACGCAGCCTGAACCGCGACAACATCACCTGGACCATCAGCGCACAGCTGCCGGAAGGCGATAAAGCGCCGCGCCCGAGCCGGGTCTGGCAAAACAAGGCGTGGGGTTGATCATGGCTAAGCAACCGCGCCGCAAATGCGCTAACAAAGAATGTCGCCAGTGGTTCCACCCGACGCGTAGCGAACAGATTGTTTGCTCGTACGAGTGCGCCGGCGCATATAGCAAAGAGCAAACCAAAAAGTCCCGCGAAGAAGCACAACGCAAGGAGTCGGCCAAGCAGCGCGCCACTGAGAAAAAAGAACGCGCGGCCTGGCGCCAGCGCAAAGCCGCGGTTAAGCCGCTGAAGCATTGGGAGGATTTAACCCAGCGCGTGGTCAATGACTACATCCGTGAGCGTGATGCCGATCTGCCATGCATCAGCTGCGGGACGTTCGATACCGTGCAGTGGGAAGCCGGTCACTACCGCTCACGCGGGAAGGCGTCACACCTCCGCTACAACGAAGACAATATTCACAAGCAGTGCCACCACTGCAACGTTGCTCTATCTGCTAATCAGCAGCAATACCGCCTCGGTCTTATCGAGAAAATTGGCGTTGAGCGCGTCGAGGTGCTCGAAAACAACAATGCCCCACACCGATACACCATTGAGGAGCTCGAAGCCATTAGGAAGCGCTACAGCGCGTTGCGTCGTGAGTTAATTAAAAGCAGGGAGGCTGCATGACATTCGAATCCTATTTTGCCGATCACCTCCGCGTTCGCTGGCAACGGATGCGTTTATACCGGTTCGCTGGTTCAATCCTGACTGACTACCGGATCCTGAAAAATTACGTGAAAACCATAGGCGGTGCTGCATGAATACTCAATTTCTCGAATATGTGCGCCAGCAGCTGATGGTGGCCACGGCTGATTTCAGTGGTGCAACGAAGGGGCAGTTAATGGCCTGGCTGGAGAATGCACAGTTCGACACTGGCACGTTTAAACGGAAAAAACCGCGAGTGTGGGACAAAGAGAACGAAAAATGGGAAACGCTGGATAACCCGCCGATCCCCGGCAAACAATCACACGCGAAAGGCTCTCATATCCCACTGGTTCAGCCGGTAGAGTTTGCGACCGCATCATGGCGCCGCGCGCTGCTGTCACTCGAAGAACACCAGAAGGCATGGTTGCTATGGAACTACAGCGAGAACACCAACTGGGATCATCAGGTGGCAATAACGCAATGGGCCTGGGGTGAGTTCAGTATGCAGCTGGCGGGCAAGAAGGTGGCTGGCAAAACGGTGGAGCGGCTGAAGAAACTCATCTGGCTGGCGGCGCAGGATGTGAAAGCTGAGTTGGGCGGCAAAGACACTTACCAATATTGTGACCTTGCTGCGCTGGTGGGCATTAAGCCAGATAACTGGAGTAAAAACTACGGTGATTACTGGCGCGCTATGTGCGGCATATTTGCTTCAATGGATAGTGAAGCGTTAATGCTGGTTGTGAGAACACGATCGCAACAAAAAGCTGCTTTTTCACAGCAAGGTATTGCAAAAGTCAATTAAATAGGCCATATTTGAGTCTACTTTGATATGCTGCCTTAATTTTATGTGGTGGCAAGATGATACGAAATGAATATCCCGGCCCTGCGGTTAACACCGTGGGGCTTTTGCGTTTCTGGAGGGTAAGAAAATGCACAAGTAAACGGATAGACCGCAGCCGAACGGCAAAGCAGCAGTCATGATGCTGCCCCGAGTCGCCATTGAGCGAGCCTGTGTAGCGATGGGTAAGGGTTCATATATCAAAACTAGCTCCGGTAGAGCAGCGTGACCGCCAGACGCGCACCGGTTATCAGCGGCGATAGAGCGACAGCACCTCAAGGGCATGAGCGTGGCCACTCCGGGTAGTGGCAAGATCATTGCAACGGCAAACACAGTCCGCCGTAATGGATAATGCATTGACGTAATTTATGAAATTGTTTTACGTTATTGATGCAGTGAATCCCCCTGTGCGGCGGGGCGCTCAGTCAAAACTGATAATGTTCAAATGCTCGCGCGAGGCAGTTCGACTGGCTGACTCACCGGGAGGCACCCGGCACTGCACACTAAATTGCGGTCATCGTATAATGGCTATTACCTCAGTCTTCCAAGCTGATGATGCGGGTTCGATTCCCGCTGACCGCTCCATTCAAAAGCATTCTATTAAAAACTGAATAATCGGGGCGGTTGTCAGATGAAATGGAGATAATTCTCGATATTTTTATTCAGAAAGCTGCGCATTTGCATGGATTGACCCATTTACAACATGACCCGTCTTTGAGTTGGTTTTTTTATGTCAGTGACAGAAATCATAAATTTGGTAGGGTGTGCTCCGTTGACGGTGTTAATAATTTGAATATAAATTGTTGCAGTGGTGAATCCCCCTAGCGGAGGGGTGAAGCGACTGGTTTTTTTATACTGATTTTCACGAGCAATGGTCGCCAGTCCGCCTAAGCTCACCGGGAGGCACCCGGCACCACATTTGATCTACAAAGCCTCGCTCCGGTGGTTTTTATTAAAAAAAACCCGCATCAGAGTGCGGGTTATCAGAATTATTTGATAAATGGACACCGAGCCAGTCTTACGACTTTCGGTTTATCAAATGATATGAATTTATTAGATATTTGTAAACAATCCACATCCACAAAGGCTGCCGTTTGGCAGCCTTTTCTTTTTCAGGCTCCGGGAATCACTTCCTACATCCCCCTTTACCTAAGAGCTCGCGAGCCTGATCCCTTCCATCACACAGCACCCGCCACGCAGCGAGGTGAGAGCATGTATCGAATGGACAAACTGACAACGGGCATTGCCTATGGGGCGTCTGCAGGTAACGCCGGATACTGGGTACTTCAGTTGCTGGATAAAGTCAGCCCGTCGCAATGGGCTGCCATCGGCGTTCTTGGAAGCCTGATGTTTGGCCTGATGACGTACCTGACAAACCTCTATTTCAAAATCAAAGATGATCGGCGAAAGGCCGCGCGGGGTGAGTGATGTCGAACAAAGTAAAGTTCAGCGCTGCCATGCTGGCGCTTCTCGCTGCCGGAGCGACAGCTCCTGAACTGTTTGACCAGTTCATGAGTGAGAAAGAAGGTAATGCGCTGGTGGCCGTTGTCGATCCCGGTGGCATCTGGTCGCTATGCCACGGCGTCACAGTAATCGACGGTAAGCGAGTCGTGAAAGGCCAAACTGCTACCGAAGCGCAATGTAAGAAGGTTAACGCTATTGAGCGTGACAAGGCGCTGGCGTGGGTTGACCGCAATATCAAGGTTCCGCTGACTGAGCCGCAGAAGGTCGGCATCGCGTCGTTCTGCCCCTATAACATCGGGCCGGGTAAATGCTACCCGTCAACGTTCTATAAGCGTATGAACGACGGCGACACGAAAGGCGCCTGTGAAGCTATCCGCTGGTGGATTAAAGACGGTGGACGCGATTGCCGTCTAACTAGAGGCCAGAAGAATGGTTGCTACGGGCAGGTGGAACGGCGGGACCAGGAAAGCGCGCTGACGTGCTGGGGGATAGACCAGTGAAAGCCGGCGCGGTATGCATCATCGTGATTGTCTCTCTGGCAGGCGCGTTTCTAGCTGGCAGCCAGTGGACGAATCACAGCTGGAAAACAAAGTGGGCCGAACGGGATAGCGCGGAATCTTCACAGATTGCGAATGCGCAGACCGCAGCCCGCATGATTGAACAAGGGCGAACCATTGCCCGGGATGAGGCCGTTAAAGATGCTCAAGCTAAAGCTGCGCGTGCTGCCGTTACTTCTGCTGGTTTGTCTGCCACTGTTAGCCAGCTGCGTGCCGAAGCAACAAAACTCGCTGCCCGCCTGGACGCAGCAAAGCACACCGCAGATCTTGCAGCTGCCGTCAGAAGCAAAACAGCCGGAGCCGACGCCGCAATGCTCGCCGACATGCTCGGAAGTCTTGCAGAA